ATTGTAGGCGAGTTGGCTCTTCTTTAGGTATCCGGCCTCAACAGACTCTTCATAGATCTCATGGAAGAATTTACTAAGGTCGTCCACATACTGCTTCTCAGACTTCGTAAGCGTCTGCATAAACGCCTCGTATCTCTTCTTGGCCCCCTTCCCAACGGAAGGATCAAAGGCCTCTTTCACGATCTCAATCCGCCGTGATGCGTCCTCAGGTGCGTTGTGAGATATGCGCTTGAGACGCTGAATGATGTCGGTCTCTCGAATAGCGGATCCGGCTTTGGCTATTCGCTGAATGTGCTTCAAGAATCTACGATCAGGATCAAACATATCAAACACCGGCTCATATCCTTTGAACATAGCAAACGGAGTATTGAGACCGGCCAACTTACTTTGTCCGATCTTTGCGGCAGCCTCAGGGAGTGCTCGATACGCAACCTGGGCAACCTTTCGAACCACGTAGGGATCTGTAATGTAAGACGCCTTATGCCCTACCTTCGCAAGGACTGCATCCAAGCCTTCTGCTGCCTTGCCTGTGACATAGCGTGATGGGCCGCCTAAAATTGGGATCTCATTAGGCAAGAACGAAGGAAGATCAGCACCGAAGAACTCACCACGTCTACCAAAAGCCCGCGCTGCCTCTCTTGAAGACAAGCCGTGCTCCTCAAAGACCTTGACTGCGCGATTCATTATCTTCGGATCATCCATAAAAGGCACAAGCTTCTGGGTTGCAGCGAGAAGCTTGAACATCCGTGGATCTTTCGCGCCACTGTTGTAGCTCTTGCGGGCAACGCGCATCGTAGCGCGTGCTACATTGGCATGGGCTCCAACAAGAGGTGTCGGAGACAGGCCTTTGATGACGGTCTTTCCGGTACCGAGGCCGCCGAAATAAGTAGACCAGTCCGTCTCCATTAGAAGAAAGAAATCCTTCGTCTCTCCCTGGATGTCAGCGATGGTCTTGTCTACCAACTTCCAGTCTGTTGGCTGACCGGCCATCCAGTCCATCGTTACGCCTACGCCGACAACCGCCTGACCGACCACATACTTGCCAAAGATGTTGCCAAGGAGATCTGGAATTGCAGTGATTGCCTGAGCAGGACCGTTGCCCTTCTCGGCTTCTTCTTGCAGTCGGTCTGACCAGGCCTGCCAGTCCTCAACAAACTTATCTGAATCTTCACCGGGACGAGCAAGAAAGGGTGCGGTCAACACACGAGCGGGACGCTGCGTAACATAGTCAAGAGCCCTGGCTGCGATTTGAGCACCAGACCAAGCCCAGTGTGGCTCGGCAGGCTTTCCTTCGGTGGCAAGCTTGCTGTACTCCTTACCTTCCTTCCTTAAACCGTGCTTTTGAGCATAGTCACCAAGCTCTTGAGATTGCCCTCTCAACGAGAATGTCTGGTCCCTCACCCTTTCTAGCTGCTCAACTTGTCGTTCACCGGCTGGACCCAGTGCGCGTGCTCGCTCAATCTGCTCCTCAAATTGCGCATCTGTGGGTGCCTTCCCTAGAGCACGTTCCATCTCGGGAAGAGTAGATCTCAACGTCTCCTGTCGGGGAGTGAGTCTCTTTGGTTGTGCTCTCGGTAGCTTGATGGTCCCCGGTTGAGGTGTCGGGACACTCATCTTTTGCAGCCAATACCTCTCGTCCTCTTGCTCCTCTACACCAGCACTGGGCATCTCAACCCTTGACACCGAGGATGTCTCAGGCAGAGGGGATGCTATCGGCTCTGCAGGGACACCCAACCGTTCAAGCCAGTACTCTTCAGTCTGCTCTGGAGGGGTGCCTTCTCCAGCCATTAGTCTGGACTCCATGTGGGACGACCAAAGGTGCCCTCAAGTATATTGCCTTTGCCTTGGGCCCGGAGGATAAGAGCGTTAGTATAGCCTACCAAGCTTCGGTCAATACCCCTTTGGTAGCGAAACCGGCCCAGATCTCCATTGAGTTCATAGACGGCAGCCACATCAAACACATAGGGGGCAAGCTCTCTAAGCCCAAGGCCCGCCTCATAGGCAACATCACCAACGGAAGGCTCCTTCGGTTGAGGTTTAGCGTTTACCCGAGCATCGTAATATTGTTTGGATATTAAGTCCGTGGAGAGCTTGTTGAGTGCGGCAGCGTTGAGCCTCAAAGGATCCTTCCTCTTTTTTAGCTCGTTACTTAGGTCCACGAAAGCCTTGCCAAAAGACGCTCGTTGTCTGAGATCGGTATCTCTACGTTTTTGTTCGGAGTCTTTCTGTTTTTGAGCCTGGTTTGCAAGTCGAAATTGAGTCCTCCCCGATGCAGTGGCGAGGTCTCTCCTTCTTTTTTGGATTGCCCTTTGATCTTTCTCCTGCTCCTCTCTCCACTTGGCTACGAAACTACGAAACGCCTCAGAGTTTTGAGGGAGCTTAGACATCCTTTCCCAGTTGTCTGCTACATGCGCCTCAGACAGTGGCCCGGATGATTTGTTGAACATAACTCTGAGCCTGCTCTGCCGATTAGCTGCTTCGGTAGTTTCTCTGCCCCGCTTCTCTGCACGGAACTCGCGGTTCATTTCGTCCCGCCGCCGGATTGTGCGCTCCTTGGTGCGCTCCTTTCTCCGCTGCCCCATAGCTCTCGCCCGCTCGAAAGAGCGAGCAAAAGCACTCGGCTCGAAAGAGCGAGTAAACGCTTCAACAAAGTTCCCAAACCCTTCTTTAGCTACCATCTAGACTAACCCCACTGATCATAAGCGTACATTCCAAGTGCGCTTCCGCCAGCAGAAGCAGCAGCACCAGTCACAGTGCCGAGTAATTGCCAGAATCTGTCAGCCGTTGTTGGCTTATTCAATTCCTGCTGAAGCTTCATCATGCGTGCCTGTGCGGCTTCCTGTAGCTTTTGAAGCTGAAGGTTTTGCGCAAACAGTGCCGACCGTTCTTCTTCTCTCAACTCACCCTGGAGCAACGCAAGGTTCCACTGTTGATTTGCAGAGAACTTTGCCATATCAACCTGGAGGTTTTGCATTCGATCCTGCATCCTCGAACGGTTTGCTGCATCGCTAACCGCCACAGAGCCCATCGTCCCCGCATCGGCTGCCAAGCCCATCATCTGGCCTGTTGACATCCCTCGTGCGCCCATCTTCTCATAAAGACCCCGAAGGCTGCGTCCCACGCTCGCCTGAAGTCGTTCAGCAGCAGCCCTTGCGTTCGCCTCACTCTCTTCATCGGAGATGCGAGACCCTTCTAATCCCCCGGCTTCACCACCGGGCGCGGTAGCTTCCCCCGCTTCACCGTACTGATCACTGACACTCTGGTCGTCACCATACACGTTGCTCATCAAGCCCTGACCTACCATCTCGGTCATGAAGCCTCTTGTTCCGTCTGACTCCATGACTTGCAGTTCTTCAGGAGATAAGCGGTTGAGGTTTGAGCGAAGCTTGCGGGCTTCGTAGTCCATTGCCATACCAAGCGTAATGCTTTCAGCATTTGAGGCCGCTTCTGCAGATCCTTGCCCTCCACCCGAGTGCCCAAGAGCGGTGTCTTCACCCGAGTGATAATACTGGTGCACATTAACTCGCTGGATCCATCGACCAAACTCAGTATCGTTAATGTTCTCTTTTGGTTTCATTATCCAGTCGTCTAGGTGTTCGCTCCACTCAAGGTCAAAAGCGTCTGCATACTGGGAGCCCACGCCTGATCCAAGAAACAAGTTCCGAAGTTGGTTTTGGTAGTCACCACTGCCCTGAGAGGGATCTGGCGAGTAGTACCTTGTTGCAAATCCCTGCCCTGCATACGCCGAACCTGACCAATAGGCTGCATTTCGCCCACCCGCCCGATATGCGTCACCAGCAATGTAAGCTCTGTTTCTATCGGGCTCATTCATGTCCCAGACATTGAGTTCATCACCCGCGTCGGACTGAATTTCAGTATCACGAGCACCACCTGACTGTGCCTGCAGGCCTGACTCGGTGGTACCAAACCCTCCCGTTACACCTGATGCGGTGGTACCAAACCCTCCTGTCACAGGTGCTGGCTCACCAGCAGGCTGCTGCCCTGGGTCTGTCGTTCCCAGTGGTATATGAGCAGGAAGACCGAAGTGAGGTGAGTTGGGATCGTTTCTCGCCAACCATTCCTCTTCGCTCATGCCTTCACGCTCTTCGAATCGAGGATCTGGTGGGCGACCAACATCTGTCCCAGGGACTCGTTGACCTAGGTTTTGTGTCCATGCGGTGCCTGGTCCAAATCCTGCGCCTCCCGCCAGCCGTGCTCGTTCTGACGCTCCCCGCATCGTTCTTGCTGGGTCGCCACGAGTGCTTTCCCACATCCCCGATCCTGTTGTTCTGGGCTTCCAAGGGGGCTGTGCTATACGTGGTTCGCGAATCCCTCCCGCTCCCGGCATCGTCGATGTACTTGCGGGTGAGGCGAGACCTAGAGGGCTATGTCTGGCGACTGCTGGCCTTTGTGCCGGTGCAGGGGTGTGGAGAGAAGAGAACCCCCGGCTTCCCGCTGCTGAAGGTGTGGTTGCGGTCCTGACGCTCCTCAGTCTATCGGTGGCAGGCTCTGTTAGTCTGACACCACCACCGAGTTGATAGCCAGGAGGCTTGCGCGGGCTGTAAGTGTTATTACCTGCGCTGGGCATATTCGCACGAGTAAGGTAATCAATAGGTCGGCGAGTGGTATAAACTCTTCGTGGTTTTCCTGGCATTACGGTACCAACTCCTCTTTGATCCAAAGTGTAACACTCAAGCCTGCAGCTTGAGTCGCGGGTGATGAGGCAGAACTGCCTATCTTAATCTCAATCTCATCGGCATTGTTAAGAATCACCAAAGGATTATCTATAGGGTTTGAGTTCTGTAGGGATGTATACCCAACACCGTCGAGGTTCTTGGCACCACCACCAAGCGTCACTCCACCCGAGATGATGGTGACTGTAGGGTGGGTTGCGGACGGTTTTGTGACCAGGTGAAATTCTACTGAAACCACATATGCGCGTCGTCCTGGTTTTACGAGCATCTTGTGCTTCAGTACGGTTGTTGCTGATGTGGGCAGCGTGAAGTAATCATCCGAACTAAGTGCGGTCCAGTCTGGGTCAGCGCTGTATGGAAGTATGGTCCATGGCCCAAACGCTGAGAGAGAATATCTGTCTGCCAGTTGGGATGAAGTAATCCCAGCGGTGGCAGAGATGTTAGCAGTGGTGATCTGATCGATCGCCGAGGTCAGATCTGAGAAGTTCTGGTCTACATCGGCACCGCTGATTGCCTGCCCTGCCTTATCTGAGAAGTCATTTGTTACTTTAGTCATCCGTCCTCCGTCGCGTTGCCCAGCATTCTAACGCCAGCGAAAGATCGTAATACGATCCAAGGAGTAAACGTCGAGGCCGCGTCCGTTGTAAGTGTTTGAGGGAAGTCACCTATGCCGGTACTTGCCTCATTTGTCGTCTTCCATGTTGCTCGCATTGTGCCACTCGCAAATCCGAATTCAGGGCAAAGCAGTTTTGCCTTTACTCCTGAAGTCTGAAACCCGATAAAATAATACCCTACCTGGGGATTCAGAAGAAGCTCTCTTTCTAGGGTAATTGAGTATCGTTGGGGCGTGGTCCCGCTCACTGCAATAGTGCCAAGGGTTCGGAAGAGTTCAAGATTAAAGCTCGCCTCTACGGGAGCGCTTTTATCGAGCATAGGTGCCTCTGCCCGATAGACGGCAAGAGCTACGTGAACCACCTCATCAGCATCATTGCTCTTAGCTACGAATGATGCCTGGTAGGCTCGGATTGGTGCAGATAGTCGCAGCGGTACTGCCCAGGTTTTCCTGGCGTCTGTGTCTGAGTGGGTTGCAACCATTGTAACATTTCGGCCCGCGAGGACTGTTTCAGTCTCTGCAAGTGCGTTGCCGCTAAAGCCTGTAGGCGGGGCAACCGTTTTTTCAATCCTTTGAAGTCTGCGATCTAGTCCGTCAGTAACGCGCTTCATCTTCGGCCTCTTGGTCCCATCGGGCGGGCGAACAGGACTGCCGAATTCAACTCCCATGACCCGCTCCCACTGATCTCGTACTGGATCTGCGACCCTCGTGCGCTTGTTGGCATGTTTAATCTGACGGTTTTCGTCCGATGATCTCCCCATGTTGCGTTATTCCACGTGCCCGTGCCCCAAACATCGAGACCAGCATCCACCTTCAAGGTCTTAGCGAGGCCACTCGACGACTCGCGAGACCTCGTCTGACGGTTAGTATAAGTGCTGATCGTAACCGTGTTTGTGCCTAGGTTCTTCATGTCCAGCGTTAAGGCTATGAAGCTTGCTTCTTGTCCCGTTCTACCGAGAGGCGAGAACGCTGGCGACTTTGCTGTAGCAGTGATCGCTGTACCATCGTCAGTGTCATGGTTCGTGAACTCAGCGACATGACCATCATAGGTACCTACGAGCACCCGCTCCTTGCCGTTTTCGTCCAGATCTGTGGCAAGAGACGCCGCACCGTAGGGGGCACTAAACACCCACCACTGTTTTCTAAGCCAATCAAAAACCAAAATCCGATCATTCTTGTTGCTGCCTGCACTAGGAACAGCAAGATAATATTTGTTCTCAACGAAAGACGCTGTGGCACATGCGTTCTTCATGCCGGATCGGTTTACGCCCTCAGGAAGCAGCCTCTTCCAGTCATCTAGGACAGGGACAGGATCAGTTCCATTGAACATATATACACCGTCAGTGCCTGCGCCAATGATGGCTGAAGACCCGCCCGCTGCAATCTTTTGGACCGAGTGATGAGATACAAACCCAACACCATGCGCGACACGGTTGAATGCAAATTGTCCAAATTGACCCGCAGGTGCGGTGGCAAAAATTGCTGTTGAGGTAAAAACTAAAAGCTGATCATAGAGCGTTGCAAGTCCTGTGATCGTGCTATTTTCGTCATCCCGAATCTTGACCTCGTATCCGTAAGGCCAAATATCATTTGCCAGGTTTGGCATACTATAGGCAACGATGTTTGTCTTGGGGTCTGCCACAACAATGCGGCCCATGTAATCGACAACATATGCACCTATTGGCGGCGCGGGCCTAAACATGGCATTTGCGGTAGCGTTTGCTGCGATGTTGCTTCCCGCTTCAGCAATAGACCAGTTGATGGCAAGTTCACCTGCGAGATCTCTAGCAGAGTCACTGCTGTCATCAGCCTCAAGAACTCGAAGCCTTCGTCCATCAAATGTTAGGAGCGGACACTCCCCATTCGCGAGAATCAGCTTTCCAGTTACAGAGTCGTACGCACCGCACCAACGCTCTCCGCCGGGAGTTGTCCAACGAAGCTCACGACCGACCTCGAAATTTACAAACTGCGCCGTGAGATCTGCAAGTTCTGCGTATGGATTGGTAGCGGCTGCGACTGGTGTTATCGTGTGGTCAGTGTGCGAGCCTACTTCCCAGTTATGGGTGACGGACACCCCCGAGCTAAAACCATCATCCCGATCTGTATCGAACCGAACGACGGCATGAGGCCTGTAAACAGCAAACCGATGTTCAGCAGCAGGTGCTCCAGAGAATGCCGGATACACTGTATACCCGTTGGTACTATCGTAGCTTACGATCTCCCTTTCTTCCCCTACCTGGGGATTTGAAGAGCCACTGGTCCTTGACGTAATCCGAAGACGGCAATTTTCATAGTCTTCAGCGACCGCATCCCCGTCCGCATCAACAAGCTTTACGAGTGTGGCGGTTGGGGTGTCTGTTTTGAGGAGATTTTCCGCGATGATTGCACCGAGAAACTGCCCTTGCTTGGGCTCGCTGGGATCATATAGCCACTTATAGTCACGCTCTATTGTGTCTGCATCAAGGAAGGTTTTCTTGGTCTTCTCTAGTTCACCTGTTGTCCCGGTGTTCCATGTTCCAGAACCGTCCCACCCAACGTGAGTGAACTGTCCGATGGTCGCAGCACCCTCATCAGCAACCAGCATAGAGGTTTCAATCTTTGCCCTTTCGTTGGTATGGAGACCGAGCTGTGCACCAAACTCAACTCCTCTCCGAATTGCTCCTCCACGACCAGACCTATCCGTTCCAACAACAAGGACCGCTCGGTCCTTAAGTTTCACGGGGAACAATCCATTCACGGGTGCTAGCTTGAAAACACGCACACCCGGCTGATTAATCGTTGTGCCAGACTTTGCAGTAACGCTGCTCCCCGCAGCCATCAATGAGAGACGGACGTAGTACCTGGTGATGGAGTTTACTTCTGTCGTAGCCCAGTTGGCTAGGTGCTCTTCGGTGTGCCAGGAGATATGCCCGTGCTGACTGAGCGACAAAGACACATGCCTCTGTGCTGCAGTTAAGTCGTCGCCACCGTCAGTCCTAATAGGCCTGCATTGTGTTGTGTCGTGTATGAACGGTATTGCTGTCCACGCCGACCCATTCCAGTAGTGGGCTTCCAAGTAGTAGGTGTCATCGGGTACTGCGGCGGCATTGGCGGGCAGAGCGCTTCCAGGCCAGTCGATCCCGTCAAACTGCTCACCACATCCAACATAAAAAACAGAGTTGCTGGAAATACTGCCAGCGCGGTTCGTCAGGTTACTATAAGACGACGCATACGCAATAACATTTACGGCACCTGCGGGGAGGTGATGTGGGGCTCCGGTGGCAAAGGTCGTCATGCCACCACGGCGACGGACCTTGCCCTCACTGTTTACTGCATCGAGCGCTTCGGCTGCTTGAGTTGGTGCAGACTCGCCCTCAAATCGGTTGACCCCTCCCACCATCGGAGAAAGGGGGATTGGTGAGTAACCCCGTGCCATTTCATTGCTTCTTCGTTTTGGTTGCCGTCTTCTTTGGCTCAGGATCGCTGTAAAGGGCTAAACGAGCCTTGAACTCTTCGTTCTCTGTCGCAAGCCGCGCCTTTTCTTTTTGAAGCTCAGATAACTGGTTCGTTACATCGGTCATCATATTGTGAACAGGCTTCAGGTTATGCCGTGACCGCATAAATCCGGTGTTCAGGTACTTCCATTCGTGATCTGAAACATAGACCCCGTTCGTTGGAGGATTTTCACTGACTTTCTCATAGGTGATGTTCGCCCCATCTTGGACCTCTTTCCAAGTCCCACCGTCACGCGGGGGCACAAACTTGGTGAGGCCCCCATAGCCATACGTGAAATATTTATCACAGTCGTTCATCACTAACATTATGAGACTCCCTTCCTTCTGCGACGGATTGTCTTTGGCCCCTTCTGTCGCCGACTGAATTGTTGAAACTGCATCCAGAGTCGCGCAAAGGACATCACCTGTTGGGTGGTCGCTTCGTCATCTCGACGCAGAAGTTTAAGTGCAGCACCGAGCGACACAAGCTCAACCCACCTGGGTGAGAGAGGGTTCGTGTCTTCGGCGTTTACCAGATAGTAAGGTGTGGCTATATAATATATGCGCAAAGTGGTCGCCGCTGCGGGCTTTGGCAGTAGTTGAATCCGAGGAGATTGCGCATCTGTGGTTGGCCCGTAGAGTGTATACCTGCGGCGGACATGGCTGTTTGCGGCGGTCGTCACCTCAAACTCATCCAACTCTAAAGGGGATACGTAGGACAGTTGAAAGGTGCTGCCTGATGTTGATACGTCATCAACGCGGTAAACGCCCTCAACGCCAACAATATCAGGCAAGTCTACGGGCTGTGTTGCCGTCGAGTAAGTTAGATCTTCGGTGACTAGCGCATCACCGGGGTATGTAATCGCAATCTCTGTCCCCATCTCGATGAGCTGGTTGTTAATTGCCTCATCCATGTTCTGGTTGGACCAGCGCTCTCCATCAAGATCTCCGGTGTCGCGCTGCACACGATAGCGGATATTGTTCAGTGTCTCAACCGGCTTCCGTACCGCAGCCATTACATCGTCTTCCCTGACTCTTGCATTCCGAGCGATGTGCGCTTCGCTTGCTTGAACATCAACTCTCGGTCTTTCTGAGCCTCAACCTTGTCAATATGATCCCAGAATGCCTTCTTCTCACCCTCGATCTCGTCTAGGATTCTCTTCTCCCACCGAGACCCCGGTCGAACGACATACTTGATCCCGTTATGGTTGATCGTTCGCATCTTGTCTCGAACACGCTGGTTCACTTCATCGATAGAGGTCTGGTTGCACTGCATTGATTTGCTCGCACACCCCTCCTCTATGTTTGTGAGATCTCGGAACAGGTTCCAATAGTAAGAATGGAAGTCGTGAAGTCGTGACTCGTGCTCACTTTCTGTATTCCGTTTATTATCCTCTTGCTCCAAGATGAGAAACTCTGCCATCTTTTCAGGTGACATCTTCTCAAACGAGCAGTGGCCTTTGACCCACTCCAGCCAGTCCCTGTCTGGTGGACAGTAGTCGCCTATCTCTCCTCGAAGCTCTTCGCACCGCTTATCCTCATAATTGAGGTCAGCAGGCAAGTAACCGGGCTTCATGGTGCCGCGCTTATAGAACATTTGCGTAAAAGCCCAGCCTTCAGGAATCATCCCGCAGTCTGTCTCACTCGCAGGAACGTACTCCCATAGGCACCACCGCTTGAACCACGGATGAAGCGCTATCTTGAGGATAGGTTTGTCACCGCGAGTCTCATTCGGAAACACATCTTTGAACACGGTCTCAACACCCACCGGCAGAGGTGGTGACATCATGATCTTCTCAGGATCAAAGCGCATCTCGAAGATCTCCGGCCAACGCAACTTCTTCACGCTGTACGGCAAACCTGTCGATGGATCGAACGCACCCGTCAGATCGACATTCGACGGCATACTCGCGTTAGGTCCGAGATGTTTAGGTCTCATAAAACCACCAAAGGTGGCGCAGCCCAAAGAACTACGCCACCCCTATGTAAATTAGACTGTGCGAGTACCGATAATGCTAGTGCCAGAATAGGACAAATCGTCAATGATTCCTTGACTATGAGGTTTCATGCACTCCTCGTTCCCTGACATATGGAATACTAATTCCGTCTGGTCCTTATCAGTTACGAAGCGAGTCTGCGGATCATCTAACGGAGACAATTCACTCTCTGTGTAGAAGCCCCACTGTTTCGAGTCGATGAACAACATCTGACCAGGAACCTGCAGCCAGTCTGCAACGATTGGAGTGGTGGTGTCGCCCGCAGTAAATTGCAAATTACCATAGCCAAACTCACCCTTCTGCACTGGCGCAAACTGACGAAGTCCTTGAGTCGCGTTGACGATTCCGCGAAGAAGCGCATCTTGAACGATAATTGTGTCCGGTTTCCCGCCACTGCCTTCGTTGCGAATCCGATCAAACATCAATGCAGAACGAAGCTCGCTGTAAATACGAAGATCATTGTCTTCGGTGTTGCGGTCAATAACACCACTCAACTTAGAGTGAGTAGATTTCGCAAGACCGTAAAGATGAGAGTAAAAATCACTACCACAAACTACCGACTGAACACCGTTGAAGGAGAAAAAGTCCGAGTCCTTCTCCGTTGCAGTAATGCTGTCTCGACGAGAACCAAACGGAATAAGGAAGTCGTTCCCCGCAACCACGTCAGTAGCCACATCCGCGCCGCCATCTACGCCCGCTATTGTGATCTTAGGTGCAGCAAGGTTGCTCAGATCTACCGCAGTAATCTTTACAGATTTGCTGTAGGCAGACCCCGCAAGCTCTGTCCGAGGAGCACCAGCCATGCCGCTTCCGCTCGCAACCGCAGAAAGAAGCATACCTTCCCGCAGATAATGACCGCCAAATCGATGGTACTGAGAAACAGAACCACCACCAGTGGTGTCGCCGCCACGACGAGTGTCCCTGTCGGCCAGAGTAAGCTCGCTGCCCGATCCACCTTCAGCCTGACCAACAACAACGTCCATAACGTCATGATAACCAAGATAAAGCTTACGAGCGAAGTTTAGGCCCGACTGCGCACGAGCGTCTTCAATGTCGCTTTGCTTCGGCCTTGCCCATGCTGCCTTGTCGCCCATCCGTGCTGCGCGTTGACTTTGACCAGTCCATCGGAGCCGGGTGTAAAAGTCACGAGCAACAATGCGCGGGTTGATATAAGAGCCGTGAATCGGGTAAGGCAAAAGCGAACCCTCTCCAAGAGAAATACCGGCTGACTGAGGCAACGCAGTTGTTATGGCGTTGACTTTCATCTGGCCGCCCATGCTGCCTTTCTTGTTTGCGATCTTGCCGGATAAGACGGCTGAATCGGTATGAAGCCACTTTGACCAAGCGGGTCCATATACTTGTTTGAGCATCGCACCATACGCTGAACGCGATTGGCCGGTACCAATAGTGCTTTCTACTACATCTGCTACTGTAACCATTTTTTAATCCTTATTTGAAGAGAACCTTTTCAATATCATCTATTGAAAGATTTTCAATTTGCTTGCCATGTCCGGTTGATCGTCCAGTCAACGAAGCCGCAAGCAGACCTGTGTCGTCTCGCGTGGGTTGATTGAGGGGGGTGTTTTTCTCGGGTGCCGGTTTTACTGGTCCCTGAAGAGTTTTCATATGACGCAACAAGCCAAGGTAGGGCTTTACAGCCAGATCAATTGACTGCTGCACGTCGTAACCATGAGACATCGCGAGGGCTGCGTTGTCCCTGATCGTGTCGATTGTATCCTGTGGGAGATCTCCATATGGCTTAAGTGTTTCACTGACCTGAGGTGATACGTGGGCCTGAGCGTTCGCAGTGGCTGCCTCTCGCTCGTAGTGCTGAACGCGCTGCTCCATCTCGATAAGTCGCTGCTCTAACGAACTGGACTCCATGGATTGCCGGTATGCAAACTGGTGCATCGGCTCACGAGGATCTAGGCCCGCCGCACGAATTGCCTCATTAATTGCCTCATCACTTGAGGCTCCCTGCTCTACCGACGCTTGCTGTGTCTGCTGTTGTTGTGCCAGGTAATCCAGTATCTGCTGATTCTGGGAAAGGTATTGCTGCATCTCGGGGGAGGCTTGCTGTTGTGCAGCCGCTGATTCCGGGGCGACTGGTGCCTCTTCTGGTGCTGGTACTTCAACTTCCTCCTTAGCTGCTTCTTGAGCCTCCACCGCTTGATCCGCAGTCTCCGCAGCCCCACTGTCCATAAGTGCCTTCATAGCTTCCATTGGATCATGACTAGAGGTGTGGTCTGTGACTTCAATCGTAGAGTCACGGAATAAAGTGTCCTCAAGTTGAGCTAGTGTCATCTCGGCGAGATCGGGGGTCGGTTTTTTTTCTTCACTCATCGGGTTGACAATACTACAAATCGTGGGACTGTCAAAGCCCACATACTACATCTTGTGGTCATGATGTTCCTGTCAGCTCCTCAGGAGAGGGCAGCGGTGCCTCTTCCATCTCTGGATTTTCAATCACTAAAGGCCCATAAGCACCACCACCTCCATCACGTGGTGATGGTAATTGCGGCGCTTTAGGTGGAGGAGGACCACCCGCCTGCGGCGATTGTCCAGACATCATAGTCTCTTCCATCGCAGCCCCCTCGGTCTGGCGGGCAGTCCACATCTCGTGCTCTTCAATGTGCTTCAAAAACCGCTCCTTAGCGGCTTCGGGGAGGGAGAGGAACTCCTCTGTCACCGCATAGTCGATATGTAGATCTAGGTGGCAATCGTGGTTGTCCTGACCAAGAACCTTCAACTCGGCGTATGGATCATCCAACAGCGCTGCCTGCTCTGCTCGCGCTCGGGAATAGTGGATTTCCTTACGGTGGTGCGTGTTCGCATCATCATAGTCTACTTCGAGAATCTGGCGCAGACTCTTAGCTGATGGATCCTCGGGATCAAAGGCACCGAGCTGATATAGCTCAATAGCCTCTGCAAATCGAAGTGCTCTGCTGTTGGGCGCACCACTGAAG